ACATCCTGTTTTCATATTGTATGGGGTTTTCGATCTTACCGAGAAATATAGATTTTGTGTCTCTGTCATCGAAACTCTTAATACCCTCTTTGATTTTAGATTCTAGTTTTCTAGGATGTCTTGACCAAAATATCCAAGGATGATTTTTTCCGATAGGAACGTTCCACGCTTGAGTGTTTGAGAACAAACCCTTGTTCCAAGTTTTGGGTAAGAAATCAAACCTTGCATACTCATACAACAAGACATCACCAACACCATCACCAGTCCAACAGAATCTGTCGTGACTATCTTCGATCACTATGTAATTTGATTCATCCCACATTTCGATGAGTTCACGAAACGTGTCTCCCTTTGCGTGATTTCTCATAGTCACAAACAACTTCATTTTACACTCCATAAAAATCTTTTAAAACTTTATCATCAAGAGTTTCTTTGACTAGTCTCGCTGCATCACAATCCAACTCTAAAAACTTATTCAGCACCTCTCCTCTTGCATCACATGGTTGTCCTGCCCAGTCCGCTAGAGAACTTTCTTTTACTATAGAAAGAACTTTACGTTTTATCAAGTCTTTCTCTTCGTTTTTAAACAAAGAGTATGGTATGACTGAGTGTGGAAACGGTGCTTTTCTTTTCTGGTTATCGATAGGACAGTCTAGGAAGTTTGTCTCTAAAAACAAAGGAGACTGTTGTTGTATAAATGTATGACTCAACATAAACTGATCTTGAGCCCAAGGCATATCCATTCTAGATTCATAATACTCTTTGAATGATTTAGGTTTGTGTTCAATCTTACTAGGTTTAAACCCACAAAGACCTCCGAGGATATCACAACCCATTTCATGATAATGGTTTTCATGAGATCGCAGAGTCTGTATAGCAAACTTACTCTTTGCAAAATACGTCGTGGACACATACTCTTGATAATTTGGTATAGAATCAATGTCTCTCAAAAACACGCAGTCGTAGTTACCATCCCATATGGGAATCAGTCTCCACATCATCGGTTCAGATGTATTCGTAAATTTTAGATCTACTTCCTCGATAGTGATATCAAGTTTTTCTAATAATTTAAAAAGTGGATTGTAAGTTAGACTATTATTGATGAATATTTTCATCTCGTAGTCTGGATATAATACTTTGTTGGTGATATACAACGCTGGTATGTTAAACCAATATCTTGTTTTATCTAAGTTATGCTCGTCCCATGTTCTGTGAACATGAATATTGAACGGGTCGAAGAGACAGTATGATAAAACAGTTTTCATAAGTTAAAGTTCAGTGCTTTATTTCTGTGGAATATACTTCCATCTTTTTCGTACATTAGTGCGTTTTCATTTCTTGCGTGCAATTCATCAAAAGGCTGAGGTGTCCAATCATGTTTAGCAATACAGGTTTGACTAACCACTAATTTGTTAAGTAGCATCAAAACGTGTGTTTGTTCGGTGTCACAATATACAGAAGTATACTCTGGATTATAAATGTATCCAAACTTCTCATAAAAGTTCCATCCGATGATTGGTAGAGTCATGAGAGCATCATTACGAAGTCCGTCAAAATACTTTATACCACCATCATAATTCGGTAGATGCTCTGCAAAGTCTGACATGATGATGTCATCATAATTATCTTGTTGTAGAACCATGTCATCGGATATGAGTAAGATTACGTCAGCCTTCTCTCCCTCAAGATCAGCGTTACATGCTTCGACCTTAGTTTTAGATTTTCCGTAATGATACACTAAGTCAATACCTTTGTCACGCAACGACTCAAGGTAACTTTTGATCTCATCGTTGTTCATTGTTTCATCGTCTAGATCCATCGAAATGACAAATCTCACCTCATGTTTACCTGAGGTTCGTGATGTATAATTATCTAAAATGTCCCTGAACTTCTCTGGTCTGTTGCGAGAAGGGAACTTCACAAGCAATTTTGACATACTATTTCTTTCTGTTACCAATGTGATACTTTGGTATCAACTCCCAATCATCTTTATCCTTAAATGGTAGAATCTTCATTTTACCTAAACTCACTTGTGGTTCTTCTACTTTATCCTCGTCCACAATATCAAGTAGACCCCACTCTTCCAATAAACAGGCGATTGTATTTCTTCGTCCTACATCTGTATTACTTATGTCAGACTCTAATCCATCCATTTCAAATAGTTCTTTGAAATGCATGATCGCATACCTACCTTGTTTATGCAAAATATGACACGATTGATATAAAATGTTTTCTTTTTTTGACGATACGCCGATCCTAGTAAGAGTCTCTTTCACTTTTAAAAAATCGTCATCTGTTTTAAGACGTATCTCAACACCCAATCCTTTAAATAAATTGTCGCTCATAAACTAATCCTTTCACACATTATGTAGAAGATTTAGTTTTTAGCCTCCTTCATTCATCTCTTGCTTCATATTTTCAATATCTTCACTACTCAAAACCCGTAAAGCCTCTTCAGCCTTACGGTTAGAGTAATTATAATACCGCTTTACAACCTCAATATCATCGGGTTTTTCGTTCTTCAACCACTTACTAAACCGTTTTCTGGGTCTGATAGATAGTCTAAGATAATCATACTGAACACGCTCACTCAACGAATGATTTACGTTCATTTCATTTGCATGAAATAACGTGTCGGGAAAGTAAGACAGACATCGATTTACGACAAAAGCAGGATATTGTTTGGATGCATATTCAGCGTCCTCTGCAAAGATATCCTCTTTTGTATAGTTGATTGAGTTTAGAAAATCGCCTAGTTTCATTAGTCCTCCACTACCGCGATTACAGCCTCTCTTCGAATAACATCATACTCTTTTGAGATACCGATTCGATTGCGTGCATCATAAATGATGGTGCTACCGATCTCATATTCTACAGGTGGAACATCTCCGTTTGGAAGGGGAAGACCACTACCCATACTAAGAATCTTAGTCTCTACGAAACTGCTGTCGAGCATCTGGTTTCTCTTGATGATAATACCAGCATCGGTGGTTTGCTCTTCGTTATAATCCACCTTCTCTACGAAAATATAATCCGCTTGTGCTTTTGGAATGTTACTCATTTGAATTGTGCCTCCATCATAATTTGAACTAAACATGCTGTCATATTTATCTCTGCATCAGCAACGAACGCTGCTTTGTGTTGATAATCTGCAAGGATAAGTATAACAATAGGAATACTCTCTGGTGCAAGATAATCATAAAGTGAGTCATAAATTTTTCTGAACAGTTCCGACTGATCGTTGTCAAGATTCGATACGACCCACTTGCGAACACCGCTGAAATCTTTTTCTTTCATGCGGGTCATCAGATCTTTCACATCGATCTCACCGATCTGTGATAAGATACCGACATCAATTTTTCCTGAGACAGAGTAGCGTTGAAGTTCGTTCACCACTCGTCTAAAGTCTGGAAAGTATTTAAGAATTAGATGTGCAAGAACTCGTTCTTCATACTCGACACCCTCAGTATCCAGAATGAACTTCACCCTATCCAAGAACTTCGCTGCTAACTTTGGTTTCTCCTTCGTTGGAATCTGAAACTCAACGTTTGTGCAACGAGAGTGAATCGGTTTAATAATTCTGTTTTTGTAATTGCAAGTTAGTATAAAACGACAATTATCAGCAAATTCCTCAATCGCTCCTCTGAGAGCAGGCTGAATACTCTGTGCGTTAGAATAATCAAATTCATCTAGAATACAAACTTTCTTGTTACCATCCAGAGAAACGGAACTAGCGAAATCACGAATGGTGGTTCGAAGCGTATCGATGTTCCCGTTCTCTGAACAGTTGATAAGAATGTGATCACAACCCAACTCGTTGCACATAGCCTTTGCGATTGTAGTTTTACCGCAACCAGCACCACCACTGAGTAACAAGTTTTGTGATTCACCCGAAACAATCATATCTTTGAATGTATCTTTGATGTTCTCAGGGAGAATACATTCATCAACAGTTTGGGGTCGATACTTCTCTACCCACAAATAAGTTTCTTGATTAGTCATGATATGATGAGTCACTTTCCTGTGCAATATAATACTTAGTGTCCTGCTCCGTGTGTGTAAACCGTGTTACAGTTTGGGAGCATACATCCACAGTATAATCACCTGACAGAAGTTTCAAGTTTTCATTCTTGAGATAGAAAGAAAAAGTAGAGCCTGGTTTAGGATTAGTCCCGACCTCGACCGTATAACTGTTTGTGGTGGGAGTCTTCTTATCAAGTGCGACGAGTTCAATTGTTCCTTCGTCACTCGACTTGATACAAAGGTCTGGAAGTTGAAGAACAGATGCAGACCTTTGAACTGATTCGAATACACTCTCCGTGAGTTTGAAACTAATCACTGGTTCAGGCATCTTGACCTCACGAGTGAGGGTGGTGAGAAGTCTTGGTTCTGAATAGTAGTAAGAAACTTTACCACCACCTCTTCCAGAAATGATCATGGATTTTTCACCAAACTCAAATTCTGGATCTTCGAACAAACTAATTGTTCCTAGAAGTTTACTTAAGTCCCAGATACCAAACTCTACCTCGAAGTTTTCAGTAACGACAGATTCCGAAACAATATTCTTTGCAGGAGAAATCGTATTGATCACGTTACCTTCTTTGACCAACAGATTAGAGTTGATCTGAGAATAGTTTTTGAGAATAGCGAGTGTTTCTTTGGACAGTTTTGTTTTACTCATTATACACCTTCCATTCGATCCGTGAAATCTTCTGGATCGAAATAACCTTGTTTCAAATCTTTCATAATTTTACGAGAGTTGTGACGACTAGATCTTTTTTGTTTTCTTTTTTTCGACTTAGTTTTAAACTCTTTTTGTGCTTTTTCCTCTTTGTCATTCTTAGACATGTTGTTAAAAATCTCCTATGCTGGACATCAAGTTTTTCAACTTGTTTTTAATAAAGTAGTCTAGGAGTTTGGAACGATCATTAACAATCATGTCCTTCTCAAACTCCTCTAAAATCAATGATTCATATTCATCTGGAATCTTAGTCATATCAATCATCGTTTGGTTTCTTTCGAAGTTAACTTTCCACGCATCATTATACGGATCACCGATTACTTCTTCAACTCTTTTTTTACTACAAGGCTTTTGTCTTTTACCGTCGATCATAAAAGTATCATCATCCGAGAGAACATTTGGAATACCATCTGAAGAGTCGCCTTTGATAATGTGTTCAATCAAAAAACGTTGAGGGTCATCACAAACTAGAAATTGTTTCTTCATCAAACTATACTGTTCGACATTGTTATATCTTTGGAGTTGTTGAAAGTCTTTATCGTTTGAAACGATGAGAATCTTTTCACTCGTATGGTATTTGCGTGATAGGACTGCAATAATATCATCTGCCTCGACTCTATCGACAGAGAGACATTTGTAAGGAAAGGTTTCTCTAACCTCGTTTCGAATGATATTCATGACACCAAAGACATCAGACCAATCGATTGCAGATTTGTCTTGATTCTTTTTGCGATTCGCCTTGTAGTATTCAAAGCAATCTTTTCTCCAGCAGTTTGAGGTATCATCACAAATTACTAGATCACCGTAAGTGTCACCGAACTTAGTCTTAACCATGCGGTATGTGTTTAGCACAAGGTGACGTATGAAGTTCTCATCAATTTTTTGCTCTTGTTTTGCTACAGAAAAAATGTTTGCGATGAGAACTTGACTATTATCAAGAAGAATAATTTTGTTGCCTCTTTCAGAAAGTATCACCACCGTCAATAGTATTGTCGGGATTGTCTATGGGACGCCACTTACTTTCGGGGTGTGTTGACTCAGGAACATAACCTACCGCACGACTTGTTGCGATATACGATTTACCCTCATAGTATACCACATCACCTTTGTTATATACAGTGTAATTTCCCAAATCGTCAAACATTTTGAAGTTGCCTTTTACGTCTAGCCTATTTTGAGAAAAGTCTCTAGTGTAACGTCTTTGACCTCTTCTTTCGGGTCGAGTCACAGATCTTTTCGTAGCATAGTTATAAGAATCAATTCTACGTTCTGTTCTTCTTCTTTGATTGAGTTGACTCAACAAATCAAATATTTGAATTGACTCTGTTTTTGAAAATCCATTAGGCATTATATGCTGTTCAATAAATTGTCTGACTGTTGCAGCATCGTTTACATTACCAGCCTGAATAGCAGAGAGTTTTTTATATGCTTCGGTCCATCCTCCACCACCCCATGCATAAGCCAGTAATTGCGTTATATCAAACGGCATTTTTTACCCTTTGGTTTGAAAGTTTGTATACTCTATAAATCTCATCAATGTGGATGTGTGCATGATCTCTCATGTGCATACGATCCTCTTTTTCACGATTAGATTTATACCAAAACTCTTTCTGAACGATAAACTCATCAATTACGTCTTTTTTCCAACGCAATTGAATCCTAAGATCTGTTCCTTTTAGGAATGATGACCACTTATCATGATCTCCTGCTGTTTTGTAAACTTTTACGACAAAGTTGGAGTCGAGACTATCTAACGACTTTGTTAGATAAGTCTCATATGACTCCGACTTCATATTCTTATATTTAAGCGGTAATAACTTCGGCATCTTCCTCTACCTTGATGGTGTTAAGAATTGCAGCATAAGCAAGGTACGGGTCCATGTTCGCTGCTGGTCTACGATCCTCTAAGTACCCTGCACCGTCATTTTTCACCGTGACAGGTGGAATACGAATCGATGCAGACCTATCACTGACTCCATATGAGAAGTCCTCGATAGATGATGTTTCATGTTTACCTGTGAGTCTTTTTTCGTTACCCACACCATAAACATTACCTGACATGAGTTCTTTATGTCCCTCTGCTAATTTTTCACATACAGAGGTAATAGTTTCCATGTCTCCGTTTCTCATAGCAGCAGTTGAAAAATTGATGTGTGCGCCTGATCCATTCCAATCTCCCTCGACTGGTTTAGGATCATAGTTCACACCAATACCACGACTTTCTGCAATACGTTGAAGAACGTAACGAGAAATCCACAAACTATCCGCTGCATCAATAGCATCCATTGGTCCTAACTGATACTCCCACTGTGACATCATGACTTCAGCATTACTACCTTCATAGAACAGTCCTGTTTGCACACAAGCCTGAGCGTGTTGTTCTACAACAAAACGAAGAGGTGCGAGATCACCACCGACACCGCAGTAGTAATCACCTTGTGGTGCGACTTCACTACCGTGGTCACCCCACTCAGCAGGCCAGTTTTCTTTTGGGTTCCACAGAACATACTCTTGCTCGACAGAGAAGATTGTGCTATGTGAGTCTTTATTGTTTGCAAACGCATCACGAAGAATTGAGCGATTGTTAGTTTCGTGTGGGTTACCCTCTAAGTCGTAGACTTCACACAAAACTAAGAATGCTGGAATCTGAGAGTTGGGTGCGACGAAAGGATTC